AGAGAAGAGGCTGAAGTAGTACGACAAGCAAATCCAGAAATCTTAGAAGGTATTGAATCAGGGGCGTTAGAAATTAGAAGACGTGCAAATATGCCACTCAGGGTAACAAAATACGATGACATTGTAATACTTGATCCCAAAACTGGCCAGCCTATGTCAATGAATGATATAGCCATTGATGAAGGCTGGCCCTTAGGTCCTAACTTCCAACCTACTGTTAAGGCTGAACTTGAATTAGAACACATTAATCAAATAAAAGTTTTTGGTTCACATGACCCTACTTATGTTCAGAATCAAATGTTGGTTGAAAGTGACGAAATTTCTCTTGTGGAAGCAATGGGAAAGCAATCTAGGGAAGAATACAGTATGGGCGGCAACCCTACTCAGGGTGGCACGGATTTGAAGACCTATCCAGATGGAACTGCATGGAAAGCATACGATCCTGATAACTCTATGCTTCATACACGACAAGCGATGAATGAAACTTGGGTTGATATGGGTACAAGGATAAGTGACGACACTTTTGAATTGTTGATGATGCATCACGAACGGACGTTGAAAGAATTAAAATTAGCGTATAAAGAAAACAAAATCTCAGCGAATTGGATACCTATGGTTAGGTATGAACGAATGGTCAATACTGTTCGTTTATACAAAGATTTAGAAAATGTATCAATGGTTACTGACGTTTTAGAAACTCCTACAGAGAGGTTACTGTTTGCTTCTTGGTTAAGTGAAACCCCGCCAAAGAATGATTTAAATTTGGCAGGGCTGGATACTAATCCAAAGGCGATGGCTAGGTGGACAGAGGGGAGATTTTCTTCCACTTTTGTTGACGAGATGACCTCTGCTCAGAGAAGGAACCTTTTAAACGAATATCGTTTACAGTACGATCCACGATCTTTACATGCCGATCCGAGGAAACGTTATGAATTGTGGGAGTTGGGCGCTCAACATATGAGGGTGAGCCACGCCACTGACAGCAGACATTCTGGTTTGTCGTTTTTATTCCCAGATAATTTAAGAGATGGCGGGTGGGGTCCACCATCCCAGACAAAAAGCACGATGTGGGATGAGGGTGTACAAAAGGATATATACAATATAGAACCTCCATCAGGACAAACTGAGGTTTGGGTTCCTGAAATAGAAGGTCAAATGAGGTTCAAATCCGACCGTCCAAATCTAAAAGGGCTTTCTGCAGAAACTAAAAGGGGCACTAGGATTTATGACACTATTTACGAGGAAATACGTACTTCTTTCCGTCAAGACGGATACGTCGGCTTTGTTTGGGCTAACTCTTATGACACAAAAAATGCTGCTTTTCAAGTGATGGATAGGGCCACTAGAGAAGGTGTCAATTCTGGTCGCATCCTTGGTTCTACCCCGACTTTTGTTTTGACTGATCCTATGGCTTTAAGGCCAAGGGCTGGAACTGCTACTGCTGATCTACCTTTAGGCCAACTTGGGGAAAAAGGTATGTTAGATGGCATTGTTGCTGATGTCCCAAGAATCAATGACGAGTTTGAAAGACTATTGCGGGAGGGCGATGCGGCTAATGCCCCTAGGATAGACCCTTTGGAAGCAGAGATTACTAACAAACTGCAAGTAAACTTTAAAAACAGGGAGGAAGTAGCGAGAGCCGTTAATCGCTCTAAAAGAACTGTTGAGCAGGCGAAGCGACAAAAGAGACAAATAGAGGAGTTGTATAGCGGGAAGACTAGAAATAAAAAAGGCGAAAAAATACTTGATGAATTGCAGAGGGAAATAAACGAACTTGAAGAAGGTTTAGAAAACCTTCAAGAAGCACGAAGAATAATAGATGACGTTAGAGCAAATCCTACAAATCATCCTGCTGCTGTTACTGCTAGAGAACTTGGAGATAGAGGTTTACAGGACCTTGAATCAATTGAACAAGCAATAGAGATTTTAGGCCACCAATTCTTTCTTAAAGAAGGAATGAGTAAAGAATGGTTAGATGCCATAACTAACAGAGCACTCTATGAAGGTGAAGGAAGCATAGATTCTATTCTCGCCAGAACTGTTGATCATGGCAAACCTATTCCTGCTGACATTGAATTGTCTGATATAGCGAATCTTGCAGATGAGGCTGAACGTTTTCATGCTGCTGGATTTAAACCTATAGGTAACTCTATGGGTCCTGAATTTATGGTTGAAGTGATGGCTGCAGAAACTCGTTTTCAGGCCACTGGAAGATTAAAAACTTTCTTAAAACATTATGACCGTTTACATAACTTGTTGAAAGGGTATCAGATAGCAAAAACTGGTTTCCATTTACGTAACGCTTATGGCGGATTTTTCAACAACATGCTTCACGGCATTGACACTGCTTCGTATCGTCAATTTAGAAGAGCGGTAAAACATTACAGAAGAGAAGGTGCTGATGCTGGACGTATGCGAGTACCTCCTGAGCATTTAGCGATTGTTAAACAGATGGATGAGGCAGGTTTGCTTGCTCAGGGTGCTGGTCAAGTCGCTGCAGAATTTGGGAATACTGCTTTAACTGTGGCGGGTAAAAAGATTCCTTTGAAAACGCTTAGAAAAAACTTTTCTCCTTTTAGTTCTCAAAACCTTTTATTAAGGTCTAGCCGTAAGGCAGGTACTTGGGTTGAAAGTTATTTACGTGGATCGTTGGCTTTTGACACTTTGAAGAAAGGCAGAACAGTGGATGATGCCTTTGAGAACGTGTGGAGATACCACTTTGATTACGACGATTTGTCTGATTTTGAACGTGGTGTTGTTAAAAGAGTTATTCCCTTTTACACGTGGACTCGTAAGGTAACGCCTTTAATGATTGAGGAACTTATTAAGAATCCTTCAAAGTTTCAACGAATAAACAATGTTAGAAACAATATTGTGGCTCAGGACACTGAGCAACCTCGGTACGTTCCTGAGTGGATGCTTGAATCAGGTGGGTTTCAAATACCTTATGAGGTTGAAGGCGAAAATCTTTGGATGGTTCCTGATCTTCCGATCAAGACCCCTAGGGAGGTTCTTGATCCTGTGATCAATACGGACACGAGTATGTCTGTTTCTGATCGTCTTGGGCGTGCTGTTGAGGTTCTTGGGTCTCAGGTTACACCTCTATTGAAAAGTCCTGCTGAACTTTGGGGAAACAGACAATTCTTTCATGGATACGAATTTAGTGAGGAGTATCAGGTTGTTCCTGACGTTTTCCAAAGGGTTCCTTTGTTGATGGAAGCGATGAATACGATTGGATGGGCAGATAAGTCACGTAGTGGTAATTGGATGATGAAAGATGATCGTTTACATTTCATGGCTTCTTTCTTGCCGACGCTCGGAGATGTGAGAAGATTGTTCCCAAGTGAAGAAAAATATCAGCAAAGAACGCTTTCTACTTGGATGTCATTTATGTTCGGTTTAGGTATACGAACGAACACTGAATGGGAGCAGCAGCGTGCTAGGAATGCTGAAGAATGGGATAAACGACAGGATCAAAAAGATATGGACGATCTATACCGCAATTAGTTGGTTGGGACGACTAGTGTACTGTTTATGAGTGATTTTAATTATATTTCAAGAGAAGAGTGGGGTCCTATCCCCATGAAACGAAGTCTTGTTCCTTTTAAACCCCATAAGATTGAAGGCATTGTTTTTCATCATACGACTGGGGCCGCTAGTGATCCTATTAAGCGTGTAAAGCAGCATGATCGGCATCATGTGCATGGTCGTGGTTGGTCTACGATTGCTTACAATTGGTTGATTGGTGAGAAGGGTGAGATTATTGAAGGTCGCGGTTGGAATGTTGGTGGGGCTACTAAAAATTGGAACAGTAAAACTGTTTCCATTTCGTATGTTGGTTCTGGTGATGAGATTACTGAGGCCGCTTTAGACGCTTGTCGTACAGTAATTGATGAATGTCGTTCTAAATATGGGGATTTGTGGATCAAATCTCATCGTGATTTCAAACCTACGTATTGTCCTTCTGACAAGATTGCTGCTTGGGTGGCGGATGGTTGCGATGTTTTGAGCGAGAATCCGAAGATGGTTGATTGGGATGAATTAAGAAAGTGGTCTGACGCTATTTCCGACCAGTTGGCTTCTAAGCCTCTTAGGAGAGGTTCTCGTGGTTTGGTGGTTACACAGGTGCAGAGGCGCTTGAATCAGCGTGGATGCCCTGTAGGGGCCGCTGACGGCATTTATGGACGTAAGACAGTGTCAGGAGTTAAGAAGTTTCAGAGACAATCTGGAATTAAGCAGGACGGAAAAGTTGGTCCTATTACATGGAGGTTCCTATGGAATTCTTAAGAGATAATGCAGTTACTATGACTGCTGCAGTTGGCGCTATTGTTTTGGCTGCTACTGGCGCTTTGGCTGGAGAGGCTGCTATTGCATTCCTCGCTGGTTCAGTTATGCGTTCTCCAATGCCTAGTAAAAAATAAGTCATGCCCGAAGAGCCTGACTTAGAATCCCTTTGGGATAGTTGGGTTAGTTCGGAGGAGGCAGCCGACTTAGAGTCTGAGGTTTGGGATGGTCTTCTTGAGAACGTTCACTTATTTGACGTAAACGACGGAACTCACGCAGGATGGGTGGAAGATCAACTAGCAGTCTTACTGGTTTTTGATCTGAATGAGGCTTTAATGTTCTCAAGTGAAACCGAGGAAGACGCAGTGGATTGGACAATCCATCAACTTGTTTATAGCGCTGTAGAGGGCTTGATAGAGCACGCTTTACAGATGCGAGGATATTAATCAGACAAGTCCGCTTCTAGTTCTAGCAGGAATGTTTCCCGACACAGCATGATTCCGATTATGCAGTAGCCGATTATGTCGTCAAATGAATCCTCAACGGATTCATAATTTGCATGTGAGATATCAGATGTATCGTGTTGATGTCTCCGTAGGAGATTTTTGATTCGTGCTATTTTGTCGCTTATGCGAACCATGAGTCCGTGTATGCCGAAGCGCAGGATGTTGTTGTGCCCATAGTCGTGTTGTTTACGAGCAAGTAGGTCTGTTACCTCTGACGCTGATGAGTAATCTTTCATTCCGTTCAGTCCTGATGCTGCCATAGCCATTGAGGCTATTGTTCCCCACCACGACTCAAGAGGGCTTCGGTCGTTTTTGCCTAGTATTCCTTTGAATGAGAATTCTGAGCCTTCCCACCATTCGTCACATAATGCTTCTAGGCAGTCATCTAGGATGTTTAACATCTGTCTAGGAGGATATGCACCGAATGCTTCTTCGTAGTCCATTCTGCCTACATCTATGTATGCTGCAGCCTGTTCTGCGCCTTGTTCCCATGTTTCTGGGGTTATGTCTGTTGGGTCATTATCCATATAAGTACTCCTGTATAATTGGATTGTTTTCTATTTGTGTGCGGATTTTACCTAATATCTGATCTCTTCTGCGAGCAAGAGTTGTTTTCGGTATTGAGAGAGTTATCGCTAACTCCCTCAAACTTTTCTTCTCAAATAATAATGCATCTACTATAAATCTTTCCATTGGTGGTAAATCTTCTACTGCTTCTACAAGCAGTTCTCTTAAGCCTCGTGCTTCATCCTGTGTGAATGGTATAGCGGTATGAGGAGGTAAGCCTATAAGGGCTTCTACAACTCCTTGAGGCTGGTTTTGACTTTGTCCTTTTCTAAGAGAATAGGGGTCAACAGGGTATTCTTTACGATGTCTTCGCACTTTCCCAAACTGACTCTGCGGGAACTGCATAATACTCGTGGCCTTCTGGGAAGGTTTTTATTTGTGCATTCTTTATTAACTTAATAAAGTCCTTTAAAGGTATTTGACAGGTTCTGTCATTTAAAGAGTCGTACCAAAAAAGGTCCACTGGGAACACTTTGTTCCATTGTTTTAAAGCGTCAAGTTTGTCTAGTTTCATGTGGCAGAGTTGCGAACGTCCGAAACCTTGAACTTCTACTAGTCCATGGCTAGTTAGATAATCAGGTGTATGCCTGATCATCAGGGGAAGCAGACGCAACGACACTGCAGGACGATTAAGTCCGTATCTTTCAAAAGAAACTTTTGCTGTTTCATCGTATTTACTTTCAGCGATGTCTCCCAGAGTGTTTACTCTGTTCTGCCAAGACTGATCTTTAAATGAATTAAATGTGCTCATGCTTTTAGCGCGTCTATTCTGAGAACTTGTTTATCGTCCTCTATGAGATTACTACGCTGCAAGCCATCTAGGAAGGCCTTTATGTAGTTATCTAAATCTCCACGCAGTTTAGATTTGGTATCTTTGTGCATTTGCGTGATCGTGCACAGGACAGTCTCTGATTCAAAAGTTAATTCAACTTCAACTGGTCCTTCAAATCTTGGGCAATCTTCGTCTATGGAGTCTTGGATAAGTTTTTCCCACTCTAAAGTTTTCTTCGGAGTGTAAACCCTGCCCCCTCTAGTCATCCGAGGACGACCTTTAGGGACAGGCTTTCCGTGAACTACGAACGAGTATGATTTATCTGTAGTTGAGGGCATGTGTAGCAACCATTTCGTATTGTCTTCTAGACTCTACCGCACCTCGTCCATGAAACTTGGGACCTTCATCAGGCCACCATCTCGGAACGACATCTCTGTCAAAAGTTTCCAGTTCCCTGATTATCTCCACTGAGGTCCATCCTGCTTGCGCTAGTTCCCTAGCGAACCTATGTATCCAGCCATGTCTGCCTTTACCTGCGCCATGTCCTCTGAAGTGTGGAGTGGGTCCACGATCAATCATCGCTGCTGCGAGAGGAGGTAACCGTCCGTTACTCCCTTTCTTTTTCAGCGGATCAGTGTCGTATCCTCCTGCGGGTCTACGTGGGACAACTTTAGGGGCTTCTCTGGGCGCTAACCCATAGTCTGGAGCACGATACAGAGCAGCCGCTCGTACAAGACCTACTCGTATGAGTGGCTTGTCAATGCGGTCTTCTTCTGCGGCATCTAGGAACTCCTCTAAAGTCCATTCCCCTACCTGCTGTTTACCTTCTGCACGATTGCCTCCATACGGTAAGCGTATGTAGTTACCTACGCTTCCTTCTGGAAGCGATTCTTGCTTCGGGTACACAGCGTCGTATTTGAGGTCAAAGAGTTGACAGGCGGAAGATAAAGCGTGACGCATGATTCTCGCTGGTACACGCTCGTGAGCGAATACCCATACGTGGAATCCTTTACTGCGGGAAGTCTCAATCCAAGGATTAAGGTCTAATGCTTCTAGCATTGTCGCAAGTTTGTCTGCTTCTTCCCAATCGTCTTCGCCTTCGTCTATATCTACGCAGCCCCAAGTGACTGTCCATTCTTCTTGAAGTTCATCAGGCGGAATCATCGGGTAGATACCTATAGGTTCTTCTCCAGATATATGCCGCATCATTAGTTCAAGCGTTACAGGCTCCCACTTGCATCCGCCTGCTTCTGTTCCGTAGGCCCCATCAAAGCCACGAAATAATTTAAGCATGCGTTGTGCTAATTCTTCACTCATTGATTTCGTCCAGTAATACTGTTTGTTCCCATGTCTTTCCCGCTTCAAGCAGACGACCTGCCCCATCTATTCTTACAGAAAAATCGCACTTCTCGTTGTTTCCTGCCTTGTTTTTCCACAAGCCGATAGAGATTTCGTCTTCTACTGCACGTTTGACATCTTCGTCTAGGTCAGGAGTGTCAGCGAGTCGCCAAGTTTCAATCAGGAAGTGAGCCTCACGGTCACCACCGAACTTGCCGCCTTCAATGCCTCCTGCGGAACCACGACTACCTGCGCCTCTGCTTGACTGGTGAAGGATCACTCCAACTAATCTCCAGTCAGATATGAGTTGTTTCAGCGATTCTATTTTCTTTTGGACTGACGACATGTCAGCATCGCCACCTTTGACAAGTTCCAAGTAATCAAATACGAGAACTTGAGGTGGTTTACCATCCCAATGGAATCGTGTGGCTATACGTAACGCTTTATCAATGTCATCAACTGACATTGATGCGTGCTGGAAACAGACATGAGGTGTTGACCTCATTGCTTCCCGCATGGTGCGTAACGCTTCCTCGTTACTGTTGTGTAATCCCCACAGAAATTCGTGACGATCTAATCCAAGTTGCATGGAAGCGAACTTCCCCCAAAACATGAGTTCTGTTTCATCTGGACTGATCCACATCGTTCTAACTCCTGTGTTTTTAGCGACACAGTTGGCTACGAACGCTGTCTTTCCTGTATGGGCACGACCTATAACGATCACCATTTGGCCCGCTCGTGCGCCACCTAAGGTTGCTGCATCTAGGGCTTCAAACCCGAACGACCATTCGTTGCCTCGTGTTAGGTCAGATTCAATGCTTTGGATTTGTGACTCAACAGGCGTGTATAGCCGC